TGTTGTTATTGCCAATACGGTTGGTAACGTAGAGACGGTATTGACTACAATGAATGCAGTTGTTGGATTTGCCAATGGCATCGTATCTAACACAGATATTTCATTGAAGATTGATACACAAGAAGAATTGGTGGTAAATGGTGAAGTAAAAGTCATCCCACCAGCGATTCAAGATACAGTGCCAATTCCATCGGCGCCTTCAAACTTTGATAAGGCACCTGCTATATTGGTACTAACAAGTGATGAGCCAGCAGAGGTAGCTCTGACTGATAATGAAGGGCAGCAATATGCTTCCATCGTCGTTCCACCAAACGCGACGATTACTATCAGAAAGCCACCTACCTGGCAAGTAAAAACAGAAGACGATGCATTCGCTACAAAAGTGGCAGATGGTAAAGGCTTCAAATCAGACGGAGTAAGGTAATGAAACTTATTACTGAAGTAAACGAATCAATCAACTGCTTCGAAGAAGTACTTGATGAGGCTACAGGCAAGAAGAGCATGTTTATCGAAGGCGTGTTCATGCAGTCTAATATCAAGAACAGAAACGGCCGTGTATATCCAACTGAAGTGTTGGACAAAGAAGTTAGTCGTTATAACGAAGAGTATGTTCAAAAGAAAAGAGCGTTCGGTGAGTTAGGTCATCCACAAGGACCAACTATCAACCTGGAGCGCGTGTCGCACTTGATTACTACTTTGAAAAAAGAAGGCGACAATTATGTTGGCAAAGCCAAAATTATGGATTCACCATATGGTCAAATCGTAAAAGGTTTGATTGGTGAAGGTGCTCAGTTGGGCGTATCGTCACGCGGTATGGGCTCACTGAAACCAAACAGAGAAGGTATCAACGAAGTGCAGGATGACTTCTATCTTGCTACTGCTGGTGATATTGTTGCTGACCCTTCAGCACCTGATGCTTTTGTAAATGGTATCATGGAAGGTGTTGAGTGGATCTGGGACAATGGTGTCCTTAGAGCTGCAGAAATTCAGCAAATCAAAGAGAATGTTGAGAGTGATATTAGATCACGTGTTGATCGTCAAGAGTCATTTGCTACAGCATTTTCCAACTTTATGTCTAAAATCTCGCGATAAGAAAACATATAAATAAACTTGGATTTACACAAATCTTACGTAAGGAGTAAATAATATGTCCAATCAGGAAAAAATCCTCGAAGACGGCATCGAAGAGACGACAGTTCCACATACAGGTGGTTCCGGTGTTCCGGCTGCGGAAGTTCCTGGACCAGTGGGTGCCAAAACTTCGAAAAGAAAAGCCGACAAAGATGCTGGCGATAAAGCCCCATTGAAAATGGACGACAAAGGTACGCAGAAGTCTAAAGCTGCTGTTGTATCTGAGTTGCTTGCACGTATCAATGATATGAGCAAGGAAGAACTTACTTCACTGGTATCAGAAATGACTGAAACAGATGAAGAAGTAGAATCAGAAGAAATCGTAGAAGCAGAATTAGATGTCTCAGCAGATATCGAAGAAATGCTTGCCTCTGGCGATTTTGAGGAAGAATTTGTAGAGAACATGCAGACAATCTTTACTGCTGCTGTTCAAGCTCGCGTTACTAAAGAACGCGCCGACATTGAAGAAGAGTTCGAAACTAAACTGGAAGAAGGCCTGGCAGAAGTGTCGACCGAACTTACCGGTAAAGTTGATGACTATCTTTCGTACGCTGTTAATGAGTGGAAAGAAGATAACGAAGTGGCTCTTGAACATGGTCTGCGTTCTGAGTTGGCTGAAGACTTTATTTCAGGTCTCCACTCACTCTTCACAGAGCACTACATTGATGTTCCAGAAAGCAAAGTTGATGTTGTTGAAGAACTTGCTGGTAAAGTTGAGGAGCTCGAAGAGAAACTCAATAAGCAAATCAACGAGAACACTGACCTCGCAAAAGAAATCGCTCAGTTCAAAGTTGAAGATTCTTTTGACGCAGTTGTAGAAGGCTTAGCCGATACACAAGTCGAAAAGATGAGAACTATGGCTGAAGGTATTGAATTTAGCGATGAAGGTGACTTCCGTAAAAAGATGGAAGTCATCCGTGAAAACTACTTCCCTACAAAAGCTCCTGAAGCTATTGTTTCGGAAGATCTGGATGGTCCTGTCGATCAGGATGATGAGGTAGTATCAAACGACCCAGTCATGTCTGTATATGCAGATGCGATTCGTCGTACTATCAAGAAATAATATATTATAAATAGATAATCAATAGAGTAACAAGGAGAAATTATAATGTACTCTGAAGATCTCGCAAAGAAGTGGCAACCAATTATTGAGCATCCTGATCTGCCTAGCGTTCAGGACGTTCATCGCCGCCAAACACTCGCAGTTATGCTTGAAAACCAAGAACATGCTGCTAAAGAAGACGCTGCTGGTTCAGCTGGCTTTAAATCGCCATCCCTTTTGGGTGAATCAGCTCCAACTAATGCTACCGGTGGTGGTGTTGACAATTATGACCCAGTATTGATTTCACTGGTTCGTCGTTCAATGCCAAACCTGATTGCTTATGACATTTGCGGCGTTCAGCCAATGACTGGTCCAACTGGACTGATCTTTGCTCTGCGTCCACGTTATGGCGCACAGGACGGTTCTGAAGCCATGTACAACGAAGCTGATTCATCGCATTCTGCTTCTGCTGCTGGTAACACTGCCTCGCAACTGGTTGCTAACAACGCCTCTACAGGTCAATCACAAGCTGGTACAGATCCAAATGCACGTGCATCTGGTTCAGGCTATTCCTTCTCGCAAGGTATGTCAACTGCTGCTTCCGAAGGTCTCGGTGGTACAGGTAACCAGTTCAACGAAATGGCATTCTCAGTCGAGAAAGTTTCTGTAACAGCCGTCAGCCGTGCGCTGAAAGCTGAATACAGCATGGAACTTGCTCAAGACTTGCGTGCTATCCACGGTCTGGACGCCGAAACAGAATTGTCAAACATTCTGTCTTCTGAAATCCTTGCTGAAATCAACCGCGAAGTTATTCGCACAATCAACTACTCTGCTAAAGCCGGTGCCGACCAAGGTAACGTAACTACAGCTGGTGTATTTGACTTGGACGTTGATTCAAATGGTCGTTGGTCAGTTGAGAAGTTCAAAGGTCTAATGTTCCAAATCGAACGTGATGCCAACAGCATTGCTCGTGACACCCGTCGCGGTAAAGGTAACATCATCATTACTTCGAGTGATGTTGCTTCTGCTTTGCAAATGGCAGGTGTTCTGGATTACACTCCAGCCCTGAACAACAGCTTGCAAGTTGATGACACAGGTAATACATTCGCAGGTGTCCTGAATGGTCGCTATCGTGTGTATATCGATCCATACTTCACTTCAACATCTGGTGGTCGCCAGTACTACACAATCGGTTACAAAGGCTCTTCAGCATTTGACGCCGGCTTGTTCTACTGCCCATATGTACCGCTCCAGATGGTTCGTGCAGTTGGTGAGAACACCTTCCAGCCTAAGATCGGCTTCAAGACTCGTTACGGTATCGTAGCGAATCCATTTGCTACAACTGCTGCTGATGGTAACATCGGCTTCGGTGGTAATGGTCAAAGCCAAAACATCTACTACAGACTGGTAAATGTTCAAAACCTGATGTAGGTTTTACAATAATAAGAGTTGGGTTAACCAACCACTTATGTAGAGAAGCCCCTGGATTCGTCCAGGGGCTTTTTTTGTTGCATAAATATAAGAGATAGTATATACTGAGGGTATTATGACCAAACTTACTACACAACCAACAAATGATAACTTCCTGTCCCCCCTCGGGTTCAAGTTCGTTATCCAGAAGACACCTAGCACAAACTACTATGTTACGCAGGTCAACATCCCAAGCGTAAGTCTTGGTGAGACTAACATGCCTACACCATTTGTACAAGTGCCTGTTGGTGGTGACCATCTGCAGTATGGGGAATTGCAGTTGACTTTTAGAGTGGATGAGGATATGACTAACTATATCGAACTCTACAATTGGTTGTCTGGTCTTGGTTTCCCTGAAGACTTTGAGCAGTATCGTAACGAGTTAGATACTAATAGAACCCCAGCCAAGTTGTACTCAGACGCAACTCTGGTTGTTATGAACAGTAATATGAGAGCAAACAAACAGATTATCTTTAAAGATGTGTTTCCAACATC